AGTCGGTGGCATCAAAGCAATTTACGTCCAAAATTGGATTTCTACCGGGTCCTGTAACACTAACCTTTCAGGTGCGGTTACGGGCTTCACTGGGTACGCTTCGGGTGGGTTCTTCGAGTATGACTTGACCAAGGCGACTTCGTCCATGACGGAAACGCTGAATGCAAGCATGGAGAATGGCACAATCTTCTACTCACCTGAAGTAACCTTCACCATCAACAAAATGCAAGTCGCAGTCCGCAATGAACTCCGTTTGCTCGCTCGTAGTAAAGTCATCGTCATCGTTCAAGACAACAACAGTCGTTACTGGTTGCTGGGTGCTATAAATGGCCTTGAGGCAACCGCTGGAACCGCTGGAAGTGGTACTGCCTTTGGCGACCGAAACGGCTACGAAATAACGCTTTCCGGGATGGAGCCTGACCCGATGTTCCTAATCGCATCAACAGTCTTTACACCATCGACTACGCAGATACTCGGCTCGTAGTATCTTTGACTTAGGTTTTCATCATCTGAGGTTTGAGAGGGGCAGTCAGCAATGGCTGCCCTTCTTATTTTTACCCCATGAAGATTTGCATTGTTTACAACGCTCATCCAACCGGGTGCAGTTACTATCGGTTAGAAATGCCGAACGCTTACCTTGGCGACAATTACCCGGAGTTTGATTACGTCTGCGTCGAGAATATCACGACCATCAGCGACGAGGGGCTTCGTTCAATAGACCTGTTCCTGTTTAGCCGGCTTTGGTGTCAGGGGACGATGGAGCAGGTGGAGAATGTTTACAAAGCCCTGACCCAATACGGGGCCAAAGTCATCCTTGACTTGGACGACTACTGGGTGCTTGAATCGGGCCACATCATGTACCGGCACTATCATCAAACCAAACTCGCAGAGGTCATCCGCAAGCACATCAAATTAGCCGATTGGGTTACCTGCACCACCGAGCATCTTGCTGCTCGCATACGGCCTTTAAATGCGAATGTGAGCATTCTGCAAAACGAACCCTACGAAGCCTATCAGCAATTTATTCCCAACCCCGAAGAGGAACCCGACAAGCACCTCGTCAAGTTCGGTTGGTTCGGAGGTGCGCAGCACGGAGAGGACATGGAACTGCTCCGTGAGGGGATGCAGAAACTACGCTGGGACGCAAACTTGGACGGCAAGTACCGCCTCTATCTTGGAGGGTGGAACGACAATAATCCTGTTTACGAGGGCTACGAGAAAATCATCAGCGACCAAGGGAACAACCCGAACTACGGACGCATTCAGGCTGCTGACATCTACTCCTACGTCGGGGGCTACAACTTCGTGAACGTTACCCTTGCACCGCTTCGGGACACCAAGTTCAACAAACTCAAATCCGAGTTAAAGGTGGTCGAGGCCGGGTGGATGAACAAGGCCATCATCGCATCCGAAACCATCCCCTACACCGATGTCATCCGACACGGGGAGAACGGGTTCTTGGTTCCCTACAACAAGCCGAAAGATTGGTACAAGTACATCAAGCAGTTGATCCTTGACCCCGACCTGCGTAAGGGCTTGGCTGACAACCTAACGAGGGACATCAAAAAGCAGTTCAACGTGGCTGAAACCGCCAAGAAGCGGGCCGAACTATATAGGCAGATTGGGCGCAAATTGTGAAATAAGGGCGGTCGGTACATTTAGGGGTAGATGCTTTACCTGAACCCTGACACGACCAACACGATTACCGTTACTTGGACCGAGCGAGCAAGCACGGGGGACCGCTACATCTTGCGTTTGACCAGCATTGCCAAGAACACCACGACCGATTTCACCCTGCTGAAATCTGCCAACCTTTCCAACTATACCAACCGCTATGACCAATTTCAGATTGCCGTGGGGTCGCTTGAAACAGGCTCGTATAAATATGAAGTTTACGATACCAATAGCACGGTTGCCGCTGCTTTGGCGGTCGTTGAAACGGGCTTGGCATTTGTACAAACCGCAACGATAGGCTTCAACACCTACGCCAATTCAATTACTTACAACACCTATCTCGCATCCAGCGTGAGGGTTTTCGATTCAACCTTTGACCAATCCTTCGCATGAGCGTACAAACGAGAACGCAACTCCAAACGAGTGCTGCTACCATTACCAACGAAACCGCTGCCGGGGCGAACACCGCATCCCGTGTGGGCGGTCTATTTGACGACCTTGCAGACACCGCCACGCTTGACCGAGAGCGAGGCTTTGCGAACCTTTACCTCGATACCGATACGGCTTTCACCCCGACGCAGGGGCAAAGGGTCAAGTTGACAAGTGCGATGAAATCAGGCGTTTTGTCAACCTACAATTTCTCACGGACAAACAACTCGCTGACCTATACAGGCACAACAGGGGCAACCCTTCGCATCGCTGTATCCATGGTCTTTTCGCAGGGCAACAACAACCAAATCAAGGTTTACATCGCTAAGAACGGCACACCGATAGACCAGTCAATGACTGACATGACAACGAGCCACAACAACGGCCATGCGATTTATACGGAGGCTTACGTTACGGGTGCGGTCAACGACGAGTTTACCGTCTACGTCAACGCAATTTCAAGCGGTACAAGTATCACGATTTCAGCCCTTTCATTTACCATCCACACGCTATGAGTAATAAATCTACTCAACACTTCACCCAATGGCTTGGGATAGAACATAAGGTCCCTGTAATGCTGGAGAACAGGTCCGGCAAGTACATCACCTACGGCTTTGCCAACGAATACCCCTACTACCTCCTTGACAACTATCGCAGGTCGTCCAAGCACAACGCTATTGTCAATGGAAAGGTCAACTACATCATGGGCGGTGGATGGCAGGCAGGGGAGGACTTGACCGTAGAGCAGCAGGCCCGGTTTATCAAGTTCTTCGACGGACTTTCCAGCACGGAGGACCTCAACGACATCACGGAGAAACTGGTCCTTGACTTGGAGATTTTCAACGGCTTTGCGGTTGCGGTTACTTGGTCCAAACTTGGCACGATTGCGAAGATGGAGCATGTTCCGTTTGAGAAGATTCGGGTTGACAAGGAGGATAAGATGTTCCAAGTCGCTGACTGGTACAACGACGATATGATGCAGTTGTTCCCCAAGGTCGGGGACATCGAGAAGATTCCTGCATTCGACCCGGAGAATCGCCTCGGTAAGCAGTTGTTTTATTACAGGGTCTATGCTGCAGGCGTGAAGCACTATCCTTTGCCGGAATACATCGGAGGCAATGCTTGGATTGAGGCAGACGTACAGGTCGCCAACTTCCACAACAACAACCTCCGCAACAACTTTTGGGGCGGTTACTTGATTAATTTCAACAACGGCATCCCGACCCCCGAAGAACAGGGCGACATCGAGAGGCAAATCAAACGCAAGTTTTCGGGAACCGACAACGCTGGTCGCTTCGTGGTTACATTCAACGACGATGCAGCCAAGGCCCCGACTTTGGAACCGCTCACACCGAGCGACATGGACAAGCAGTTCGAAATCCTGAACAAAGCCATCCAGCAAGAGATATTCATCGCCCATCGTGTAACCAACCCCATGCTATTCGGAGTCAAGACCGAGGGCCAATTGGGTGGACGCAACGAATTGGTCGAGGCATACGAACTATTTAAGGCGACCTACGTCAACGACCGGGTGCGCAAAGTGGAGCGGATGATTAACTACCTCGGCTCGTTCAACGGAGTCGAAGGGATGGAACTGATACCTGTGGAACCCATCACGGAGCGACTAAGCGAACAGGCCCTCTTGCAGATAATGACCCAAGACGAACTTCGTGAGAAAGCAGGTCTGCAACCTTTGGAAAAGCCTGCCGACGTGGTGGGACCTAATCCCCAACCCGACGAGCAACCGCAAGCCGTGGAAGCATTGCAGAGCAACGACAACATCAAGAAGTTGTCAGGCAGGGAGTATCAAAACCTGATGCGTATTGTCAGGCAGTATATGCAGGAGAAAATCACGCTGGAAATGGCTCGGACCATGCTCTCGGCTGGATTCGGTTTATCAGCCCAAGAGATTGACACGATGCTGGGCGTTCAGTCCCAAGAGTTCAGCGAACCGACTTGGGGCGAAGAAGACGACGAGGACTACGGATGGGGCGAAGAAGAATTTAAGGTCTTGGAAGTGGTTGCAAGTAAGTTTGGATGCCATGCCGACGACTACCATGTGATGCACTCCAAGCCGATGCGGTTCGATGCGAACATAGACGAAAACATCCGCTTGGCCTTTGCCGAACTGGGCGAAGAAGAAAAAGAATTGGACAAGAAGATTGAAGCCTACCGCAAGAAGAACCGGGACGCATCGGTTGAAGAAATGGCAAAGGAGTTTGGTGTGAGCAAGGCGAAGGTCGCCAAGCGAGTCGCCTACCTAATCACAAAAGACCGCTATCCTATCAGCAGGGCCGTGGACAAGATTGCCGAGCAGAACCTGCCCAAGAATGTCAAGGAAGTTGCCGAGCCTGTACTGGAAGTCCGCTACAAATACGCTTGGGCAACAGGTTTCAGCAACAAGGACAAAGGCTCCAGCCGTGAGTTCTGCAAGGTCATGCTTGACTTGGCCGGGCAGGGCAAGGTTTACACGAGGGAGGACATCGACGGGATTTCTGCAATCATGGGCTACTCCGTATGGAATCGCAGGGGCGGTTGGTATCACACGCCCAGCGGAGTGAACAGGCCCCAATGTCGCCATGTATGGGAGCAGCAACTCGTTATCCGTAAAGGCAATAAAATCAGCAAGGCATGAAGGCACTATTCATAAGCGAAGAAACGCTACTGGACAATAGCATCATCAACGAGAACGTATCCTACACCCAAATCCGTCCAACGGTTGTCAAGGTGCAGGAGATGCGGATTCAGCCAATCGTTGGCTCTGCACTCTACGGGGAATTGGTTACGCAGGTCGTCAGCGGTTCAACGTCTGCACTCAACCAAACGCTGCTGGAGGATTACATCCAGCCGGCTATGATTCAATGGCTCTACTACGAGTTGCCGATGGTCCTTGCCTTCAAATACATGAACAAGGGCATGGTCCGTAGAACGAGCGAGGAAAGTTCTCAAATGAGCATGGAAGAGATTACCCGGCTGACCGATAAGGTCAAGAACGATGCCGAGTGGTATTCCGAACGCATTACCCGCTACTTAATGGAGAACCGCAACTCCTACCCTCTTTGGAACTCGCCTCCATCGGCTCTTGACACGATTTACCCGAACGCTACCAACTACCGCACCGGGATGGTCTTGGACCGCAACAGGAGGATGGGAATCAGCAACCTTGACTACCCCTACCCCTACGGTCAATTCGGGGCGTGTAATGACTGCTAAGCATGGGAGCGCATAAAAAAAACATACTGAAACTACAAGCCTATGTCTTGGATAAAAATCAAGCAAGCCCTGCTGGACCTTGCCAACAACCATCCGCAAGTAAACTCGTTCGGGACGGGCGACCCGTTGGCGATAGGAACGGACAACACTATCAATCTTCGAACCCCAAGCCGTGAACGCATCGTCTATCCGCTCGTTTTTGCGGACGTTCAGTCTGCAAATACTGACGCTGGTACTTTGGACTTGGTGGTTGGGGTATATTTTAGTGATAGAGTTGAGTCCATTAAGCCGATGGGCGGAGTGGTTTCAGGCAGCCCTACGCTGGGTTGGCAGGATAACGAGGACGAGGTCCTAAGCGACCAGTTACAAATCGCACAGGACTTCATATCAGCCCTTACAAACGACCCAAGCGAGGACTGGACCCTCTCATCCAGCGTCAGCCTTACGAGGTTCGTAGAGAGCCGGGACGACCGCACCGCAGGGTGGCAGGCGACGATGACTTTTGAAATCCCCTACGGTCATTCGGTTTGTGAAATTCCAACCTAAAAGACATTTACAATTAAACGCTAAAAAATGCCTACACCCATATTGCAACAAATGCTCGGTCAGGGCGGTACGATGGAGTTTATCAATGGAACCGTTACTGGAAAGAACTACGACTTCCTTGTAGTCAACACCGCTGCGACCTTCACAACTTTAACAGGAACTGGAAGTGAAAACTTGCTAACCGCTTACAACTTTTCGGGGGCTTCTATTTCCGCTGGTATCGTTATCAGCGGTCGCAACGGAGGCAAGATTACTGCCGTTACGCCTTCGGTCGGTTCGGTCATCGGTTTCACATTCCTGTAAGCAATGCTGATAGGCTACGGTTACGGCTATCCAACAAACCAACTGCTTGGCGGTGGCAATCCGTTTTGGCTTGCCTTCAACCAACGTGCAGACGCTGACGGGGCTTTGCCTGCCGAGGCTGCGGTCAATGGATGCCTCCAAACCCGATTCATCAACTCCTTCCAATCTTACGCATTCTTTGTCTTTTATTCCAACTCTTGGCAGCCGTTTATGCAACGGGCGAACACCGACTCGGCTAACGCTGCGGAGGTTCGCTTCATCAACTGCCTCGAAGTCCGAATGTATAATCTTTTAAACGCATAGCAGATGCCTGCAAGCCCATCACTCCTTATCGTCCCTGCTCGCTTTAAGACGGGGAAACTCTACACACAAATCGCTACGACTTCGGCTGGGTTGGTCCTTGGTTCATCGGGGGACTTCAATGTTACCCGTGATACGACTGCGACCCGATTCAATTCGGCTGGCTTGATTGAGTCCGTGGCTTCGGGTGTGCCTCGCTTGGACTACTACACAAGCGGTGGAACGGCTGGCTGCCCTGCGTTACTCGTGGAGGCGAGTGGGTCAAATGGAATTCTTAACTCAAACAACACCGCAACGAGTTGGACTTTGGGAGCAAACCTAACAAGCGGTTATACTGACGTAATTGGTGTGAGCGGTAACAACTTGACTGTTGCGGTTAGTGGTTCGGGGATAGGCTTTGCATTGGGTAGGCTTGGTCGAACAGGGGTCAATGT